ATGAATAGATTATTAGTAACATCACTTATTTTTGTATGTAGTTACAGCCTTGCTCATGAACCTTATGTTGCGCCATTAGCGTATAAAACTGAGCAGACACAAGTACCTGATGCGCGGCGAGATAAATTCGGCTTTTTTTTGAGATAATTACCTTCCTATCTCGTTGCACATTATGCAAAATAATTTCAAATATTAAACACTAGCAACTCGTGCAAATCCATCTGTTCCGTTACTACCTACGATATCTGAATCATAGCCACCTTTCTGTCCACCAGCACCACCACGACCAACAACCAGAGTGATTGTTTGATTTGTTGTACTATTATTAGTGTATTGAGCCACAAGAACAGAGCCTGATGCACCGCCACCACCAAATGACCAACCTTCATCTCCAATTCCCATAGCACCATCACCACCTTTACCAAATAGAGCAATAGGACTTACAGATGCACCACCTGTGTGGTCTTCCTTGGTTGCATTGCCTACTTTACCTTGAGTGATTGTCGTTGAGTCAAATGCACCAATAATGTCTACAGCACCAACAGCACCAGCTTGCCCATTATCATAAGCTGAACCGTTACTCCATACGCCTTGGGTGCCACCACCGCCACCGTGAACAACAGCAATGTTTTCCCCGTTAACTTTAAGCAATAGATCAGCACCAGCTTGCCCATTGCTTAAAGGATATGAAGAGTTATTAGATCGACGTGATGCACCACCGCCACCTCCAGCACCGATCAGTGTAAAGAGCTTCGTTTCACCCGGTTGTAGAACGAAACTATATAAACCAGCCGGATAATCGCCATCAACAGTTGTACTATTAGGATTCTTATGTTGGAGTACTTGGAAACTTACCTGACCAGAATAACCAATACGGTTTGTACCTGAACGATTATAAATCTTTGGTTTAAAGCTATTTATATCACGGTCAAATGAAGGTGCTTCATTGGCTGCTTCAGGGCTTAAAAATATACCAATATTACGATCTGTTAGATTATAGATGTCAGGTGCTTTAATCTTGTCATTATCAGCAATCCAGCCATCTGTACCACCAATCATCGTTACCGTACCGCCACCTTCGCCGCCATTGTAATAAAACACACCTGAAGCAAGGATTCTTGGATATGAAACATAATTGAGTAATGCAGTAATCTGAGCTTGTAGCTCATTACGTGCGTTTTTATTAAAGGCAGCTTCAGCAGCAAAGCGAGCTTCAATTGCTGCTGCGAGGTTTTCTAGGTCTGGATAAGTTGCTAACAATTCATAGAGCTGCTGTCGATTATTTGGGTTTAAAACAACTCCATGCTTCTCAAGTACGTTTGCAATCTCTTCCTGAACCATATTGCACCATTCAGGTGTGAGATAAGTTGCATCTTGTCCGGGAACATCTTCATTTGAATGGAAACCTTTTTTTCCTGTACCAAACATGTCAGGTCGCGCATTTACACTATCGATCCGCTTCATGATTGCTCCTTAATGTCATAACGTAAATAAGCTGGTAAGTAGTTTTGAATGATGCATGCCATATCAGCTTGCACCGGGGCTTTTAAGATCAATTTGACTTTGAACCGCAGGTTTTCTGTGTTGATTGGTGAGTTGCATGAAGCTATACATTGCATTGGTCTGTAGCGTATTAAATCAACTAACTTAATGCTAAATAAGCCAAGTAAGCCCTCAAGATAAGTACGGTTTAAAACATTCTTTGTCTGTTGAATCCATTGGATTATCTGAAGACGTTCTTCAATTGTTTTGGTTTTATTCACAGTACATTTCAGCGGTAGACCTAGAGCCGCTTCATATTCACTTAATAATTCTTCTGGAATCTTCTCTAACGTGGTCAAAATACGTTTTGCATCAACATCAGCTTGTGCAAGTACTCTTGCATGAGCGTATACATCTTTTGCGACAACACTTTTGGGTGAAGTGTCATAGCCGCCTGCTGGCAGTAATTGACGAAGTACTGAAGCATAAAGCTCTACTGTTTGCTCAAAGGTCATAACATAGTCACCGTTAAAGTACCGATCCGGAGCCAACCAGTCACAAACACATTTAAAGTAGGTGCCTGATTTGTTGCTGGTGTAAGCTGAACATCTGTCACACCCGGCAATGCTCTAATTTGACTAACAAGAGTAGAAGCAACAAAAGTTTCTCCCGGCTTTAACAATCCAACATAGTCACGAATGACTTTTTCAACATCAGTTTGACTCACACTACCTGTTACCAGTGCAGTGATATTCAAATACTCTTTTGTTGGTGCATAAGCTCTTACGTCACCCCAAAAACCTGAATATTCTTCTAAAGCCGTTTGTACTAAAGCTAAAATTGCAGAGCTTGGGGAGTTAGGGGGATTACCAGCTGCTGTGATTGCAACATCTAAAGAACCAAGGCCACGACGTTTCGGAAAAATAAAAACATCAGCCACACCCGGTACATCTTTTACGATACGTCGAAGATCAGCTTCACGATCACGAATAAGACCTAAAGCCTCTTTATCCATCATACGCTGACGCCAAGCTTCAACGTCTTCAGCATCAACACCCGCAGATATTTCAATAACATCCACTTGTGCTGCAACACCCGGTAATGGACTAACCCAAAGCAGCTGCTCACCATCGAAATTCCAGCTCACACCTTCAAACTCAGCAATAACTTGGATTTCTTTAGGCTTATTTGCGGTAAATGTCTCTTTATACAAAGTTAACCAGTAATGACCTTTACCATCCGTGACTTTTGTTCCAGCTGGAATAGTGACCGCAGTGTTTGATGTTGCTTTGACTCGTCCTGAAGCCTTAGAGCCACCATTACGCGGACATTCCAAGCGTTTTGCATGTATATAAAGGAAAGGCTCATCAGCTGTAGCAACAAATAGCTGTTTTTGAATATAACTTTGATGATGATAAAGGCCCTCAACTACAGCAGCTTCACCATCTGCGCGAATGGCTGCATCATCTTCATCATCTAGAGTTAATCCAGTTAAATTTTGGATTTCCTGAATAATGTCAGAGCGTAATTGGTCAAATGTCTTGATCGGATATGCCATTGTTTAGCCTCCAACCTTAACAAAATAAAGGATTGTTTGTTTCTGACCAGATAGCTGTGTAACTTCAATATTTAGGTCCACCTGACTTTTAACTGTCTGAATAGCATTTACCAAAATTGAAGCAAATCGATTTGGCACCAAGCCTTCTAAGGCTTCTTCAGCATATTGCTTAACTGTTTGAATTGTACGGGTTACATCTTTTGAACGTCTCAAAGTATAAAAACGGCTACCAATCTTAGGATTTGCCCAATACTTATTGCGGTGGATATTTAAACGCTGACAAATTGCTTGTACCTCATTTTTACTGAAGGCAGCATCTAGGCTCATCAACACATAATCTTTCGTTTTTAAATCAATATTCGCCATGATTCACCTACATTTGTGGAAGTGGAGTTGGTGTATTACCGTTTTTGTGTTGGTTATAAATGTCACGCATTTCCTGCATTGAGCCTTTCTGATCAAAGACATTGCCATTCACATGCAAATTGCCCTCATCAATAAAAAGGTCACCAGCAGTGATATGCGTACCATCTTCTTTAAGCAAAAGGCTGTGCCCGAACTGGTCATAAACTACTGTTTCACCTTCACCTACGTTGACGACAACAGCTCCACCAGTCGTTGCAATAACAATTGAACGTGATGTTTTTCCATGCAATGGAATAACTACAACGCGTGCACCTTCAGGAATGTGTGAGTTAAAGCCGACTTGCTGAAAAAGCTCTACTTCTTGCAAGGTTTCATCAGCAAAGCCCTTTAACTGCAATACTTTTGAACCACCACGTGCGACCAGGGCGAACAGTGGTTGTCGGATTTGTTTCATTGCCTTATTTATCTGGGCTGCTACAGCTTTCATCATGATTTTTTCTCCTTCAGTACCAATGGATTTGCCCAATCGCCTTGACGCTTCAGAAGAAGTTTTGTTGTTTTGCCATTCTTACGGTCAAGCTGAAACGTGCGACCATACACAGCCCATTTGGCTGTCGCTCTTGATAAAACATTGGTTTCTAAATTGATGTACCAGCCTGTTGACCATAGCTTTCCGTCGATCATCCAGCCTGAAACCGTTGCGGTTAGTGTGTGTGCTTCAAGATCATTGTCTTTTTTTGATTTTTTCTAATGCTGCATTTGCTTCAGCTTCAGTTTCCACATCGCCCAAAGTGACCATTTTCAAGCGGTTATAGGCATACTGTGTTTGAGCTGTGGTTTCAGATAATATTGAGTTTGCGTTGCCGTCTTGGCTCAAAACCTTGATATGGCTAAAGACATTAGAAACGTCGTTGTCATACTGAAGACTTAAAACGTTATTGCTGTTGTTTAAAGGACGCATCAGGCGCAATGGGGTTTGCACATGATATGGGTTTGCAAAAGGGTCACCGATTTGTAAAGTCCCGTCTGGATCAAGCCAGACATGTTGTCCAGTGATTTGTGCTGCCTTGGTCAATGAATCCCACAATGATTCACCCGGCTCAACAGAGACTTTATTCTTTAGCCATGCATTATCCTGAATACGGACATCTTGAAACAGTGAACCTAAGTCACCGCCTAATACATAGCGACCTACCAACTCTTCAAGTGTGATCTGGCGGCCATTAAAAATAGGCACGGAACAATCAATTAATTGTCCAACGAGGTCACGGCCAGAAACTTGCAGGCCATAGCCCTCACGGCTTACAGCTTCAGAAATACGATCTGCAACAGCAGTTAAAATGAGTTGATTAGAATAATAAGTTTGTACTTTTGCACCACCTTTAATGGCAGGATTTAAGGCTAGCCCACCGGTTTCAAATAGCGTAAAGCTCCAGTTTTCTGCTGGTGTATCAATCTGACTGTCAATTTCAACCTGATCCCAGCCTTTAGCTTCAAGTCCAGCAATCACTAGGCGAATTTCATTACCTTGATTATCTTGCATAGATTGTTAGCTCCATGCCGACCTGCAATGCAGCAGGGTTAATCAAATCAGGGTTTAAGCGACGAATTTCTTCTGCACGACGCATATCACCATATAAATAGTGTGCTAACCAATGCAGGGTGCAAGGCACTGGTACTTGTGTTTTGGTGATGGGTGGACGTGTTTCAATAAGTTCTTGGATTTGATCCTGAATCTGGGCAGCAACGTCTTTATAGACCTGAATTTGTGTGATGCTTTCAAAGGTATTAATAGCTCGTTCTTCACGGATAGCTTGCTGAAGTACTTCTCGTGTTTTTTTTCGTACAAGAGCCAAATCAACTGGGGTAAAGCTGATATCTTGGTTGTTTGCCATTTCTGTACGTGTAGTTGCAACAACTTGCTGTGCAATAGCCACTTGACTAGCAGCAAGTGTTGAGCGCCAAACTCGTTGTAACTCCGGAGAGGTATCATCATTTTGAAAAAGGTTTTCAAAACGCTCAACTCGATGAACAACATCACGCCATTTCGATAAAGCTGAAATATTGGTATCAAAGGTCACAAGCTTGGTGACGTCATCAACCAACCCAACAATCCAATCGGC